TAATATCATCAAGAGATACAACTGTTTGGTTTTCTACTGCGTTTAAAAAGTTAATAGAATCTGCAAGTTTATCAGAAGACATACCAAAAGCATTTTGCAATGATATAGTAGTTTCAAGTGCCTTTTGACTATCAATTTGACCAAGAACAGAAAGACGTGTTGCTTCTGTAGTTTGTCTTTGTAAGTCTAATCCTTGAAAACCTGCAGCAGCAGCCTCAGCAGCAAGACCAACTGTTTGAGATACGGCAATTCCATATTTAGTAAATTGTTTTCCAAGTTCTGTGATATTATCTAGAGCAAGTTTTGTTTCTTCTTGTGGTGTAAATAAATCTCCATAAACCTTTTTAAATTTAAGTGCCTGGGCTTCCATCTCCATAAATGTTTTTGATGCAGTACTTCCAAGAATAGTCAAAGGAATTGTAAAACCAACCATTAACTGGCGGCCTGCCCACTGTGTATTCTTACCAAAGTTCAATAGGTTAGTAGAACCTTGTTTCATTAATTGATTAAATAATGCCTGCTTTTGTGCTGCTACCTGTATCTTTGTATTGTAATCTGACATGTCCAAAGATTTTGGCATTACTGCAATTGCCTTCATTGCTCCAGTAGTATCACGCCCCATTTTAATATACTGGGTTTGTAGTTTCTTTACTCGCTCTTCTGCTACCTTGCCAATTGTGTCAAATTCTGATCTAAATAATTTACCAAAAGTTTTAGTTGATCCCCCCGCATAACGGAAGTATTCTCTCATTGAGAATTTATTTCCTTCAAGAGATGCGGTAAAGGACTCTGCGGATGTTTTTACTGTGCGTAATTCTGCAGAAAAAGATCCAATAGAGTTTATGCTATTGAGTAAGTTTTTTTCTAGACCTCTTTGGGCCAGAGCCGCTGACTCGCTAGATTTTGCAATAGAGGTGTGAAACTGAGATATCTGTCTTTGTAAAGACTTAAGTTGCGATATCGCATTGGACGAGTCAATGTTTATATCAATATTAGCATTGACATCAGCCACGCTTCACACCTCTTCTAGTATGCCTATATGACTAGTTTGCCAGAATATCAGAAACTGCTGTCAGGTTAATACCTGATGCTGCTTCTACAATTTTGTAAACTGTTGGTAAATCAAGTAGATCTTCCAACTTTGCTACGTCTCCAGCCAATTCTGGCTTGTATTGCTGCATAGCAATCTGGACGCACTCAACAAGAAGAGTCATAGACTTCTCGTTATCTTCCGCAACTTTTGCCACCCCTTCAAACTTCTTCATGAAAGGACGAAGAAGTGAGATCTTAAGGGGGCGAACGGTTATCTCTGTTCCATCAATGAGTTTAACTTTTTCAGTCTCATGTACGGTTGTTGACATTTGTTCCTCCTATAAGTTATCTTAATTATAGCACAAACAGGCTAATTTCTTAGGTCTTCGTAATCTAGACCCTGTCCAATTCCAAACCCTGCTTTCTGGGCATTAACTCCTTGCAAGGCCAAAACGTCATTACTATCACTTGTTTGACCTCCGCTGAATACTCTTGCTTTCATATCTTCCCACTCTTTTTGACCTTTGTTTTTATCCCCGTCTAAATCCACGCCTTGAATAGCAGCCAAGAATTTCTTTTCTGTGTAATCTAGTTCCCTAACTACTTCAAGGGTTACCATTAATTCTGGCATTGACATGCAAGTTTCTAGTTCTTGGTAGTCTTTCCAGATACCTAGCAAAAAAACCTCTGCTTCAAGTTTTGCTAAGTCTAGAGTTTCCCAAGTTTCTCCACTTTTTTCTGCTTGATTTTTTACAGGCTCTTCTGATTTTGCACTAATATTAATTCCAGCAGAGGTGTCTAGTATTTTATAGATGGTGGGCATATCAAAATTATCTTCTATGTCTTCAGTGCTAGATGAGATTTCTGGACAATACTGCTTCATGCATATACGAACACACTCTACTAATACAGCAATGGATTCATCATCATTTTTAGCCTGTTTAATATTTTTAAATACCTCCATAAATTCACGAAGATATCTTATCTTTAATGGTATGATTTCTAGTTCTTTGCCATTAAATAAAAATATTGTTTGATTTTTATATATTTTAGTTGCCATTATACTTAATTCTACCATAAAACAAAAAACCCACTTCCAATTAAGGAAGTGGGCTAGTTGTAATCTTAAACTAGATTATTAGTTAGATGTAGCAGTATGAGTACGGTCTACGATCTTTCCATATGAACCAGATGTGTCCTCTGGTAGCAAGCGGAATGAAACTTCAAACATTGAAGCCTCGTCACGCTTTGCAGATACAGTTACGTTCTCAATTGATAGAGCACGGTATGCTGTATAAACACGCTCAACGTTATCAGAGTTAGCACAGTCACCTGTACCTGGTCCAATCGCTACAAGTCCACGCTCAACAGGGCATTCGCCGATGTCTCCTGCAGAAAGATCAAGAACTTGTCCAGCAGACTGTGACTTGTTTCCTGTTAGTTCGTCTGCGTTAAATGCTAGAGCAATGAGAAGATTCTCAAGTGTTGCCTCAGCAAAAGCAGTTGCCATGTTTACTTGCATTCCTTGCTTGTAAAGTTTAGCAACGTCAAGAACTTGGTCCACAGAAACTTCACCGAAGTCTGGTTGGAACTGCAATTCTAATCCGTTACTTGTGTAGCCTACGTTTGTATAATCAGCGTCTACAGACAAAGTGTCCTTAAACGATGCGTTACTCACAAAAGACGCCAGCGTTGCTGGAGTCAGGGTTGTGTCGGCAACATAAAATGCTGCTGCACCAACGATAATGTTGGTTGACGTTCCACGAGTGTATGCCATTTATTCACCTCTTCCTTAAAAATAGATATTAAGTTGTTTTGGCGTTTTTGTTTCCTCAGACATAATTATAACATCTTTTTTTATATGGTTATTTTGCTTGCCCCTGGGCTTAGATATTCTGGAGCCCAAGTATTGCTTGTAAGGGCTGGCATTTGATGATAGTCAAATTCAATAATAATCTTGTTTCCTCCATAGGTTCTTGCTGTGCCAAAGTCAATAATGTCTCTTGCCTCTTCTAGTTGATAGACTTTAAATGTGTGGAAATAGAACATGTTGTTTATAAGATCAGGGGACTCCTCTGTTCCTAGATTGACTCTGCGTATAGAACACCAGTTGTTGACTTCTTTTGCAGATTCATCCCCACGATTTAATAGCCTCAAGACAGCCTCTTGTATTTTTATCATATTTATAGGTGGATTATTTACTGTGGCATAAAAGTAATATAGTATTTGCTCTGTTTTAATATGTGGGAATTTACCCTTATTCATTCTTGAAAGTCTGTCATAAACACATAGAATGCCATCTGAGTCTGGCCAAGTTTCCGTCAATTCGTCAATAGTCGTTGGACTTGATGGGAAAAATGGAAGTCTATCAAAACCAGCAAGTTCAATAACTTTTGCTTGTAGGTATTTATTTATCCAAATTAATGGAGTATTTAATAAGTCATTGTCAGCCATTTATTAGCCCCGCATTCGTTATCCATTTATATCCCACGCTTACTCCTTTTAGTCTTCCTATTTTTTTGCCTGATGCAATATTGCTTTTATACAAAACAGGGTTTTCTAAATATTGGGCCACTCCGCTTGATCTTAAAAATGCTTGAGTAAAATACTTTGTAAAAAAAGAATCAATTGTTTTTTCAAAAGCACCAGTTGTTGCCTCTCCTCCAGGATTATCGACAACAATGCTATTTTTAGTAAAAATGGTTTGACCATCCTCTTCAAAAACAAGCAGGTTAGATTTAATTACAACTGATGTTCCCTGTTCCATTATTCTTGCCTTGTCGTAAAATGGTACATTTGATCCATCCTTAATTGATAAAGATTGTTTAAAGTTTGTTGTAAAAGATAGTCCTAAATTGCTAACTGTGTAATTTATATCATATAGTCTTGCATCTGGACTTCCTGTTTTGGACCACTCATATATATGATGGAGTGCTTTTGGGTTTACCCTTGCATTTGAGTCAATATATTTTTCTAAAACTTCTTTCATGTTTAATCCAAGATTTTTAAAAAATACTGATTTACCTGCCTTTATTCCGTCTAGGTATCCTAAAGAATATTCAACAACGTTGTTCATGTCTTTTTTAAATTGCCTGGTGTCTACAGATACTCTCATTATATGTCCGATGACTGATTCTCTGAACGGCGTATGGCTAAAGCATAATAATCTGGATCTCCAAATGGGCCTATGATTGGCGACTGAGATTCTATCTCGTATATTGTTGACTTACCAGCACGAATTCCAGAAGTCTCTATATAGAGCGGAACGTCGGTTCTTGTTCTAATGTTTGTTATAACTACGTTTGTTATTGCGTCAGCATTATTCTCTTGTGAAATCCTAATATCTTTTTTTGTTCTACCCGTTAAAACCTTTTTTAATGTTATGTTTACATTTGGTTTTACTTCTTCTTCTACAGTGCCATCTTTAGAAAAGTTACAAACAACAGTCTTATTAAAAATCCAAGTTTTTGTAACGTTTCCATAAGCGCCCTGCTCAACTATTGGATAGTAGACATCTGCTTTCATGGGATACATGAAGTCTGTATCTTCGCATGATTCCATTATAAAATCCCAGGCTTGACAATGTTATTAACGTACTTACTTAAAATTTTATCTACTAGAATATTGCCAGTTCCATCAAGTAATCTTTTATCATATTCAATTTTAAACTGCTCTGTGCTATAGGATTTTATGTATCTCTTATAGTAGTCAAGTTTTCCACACTTAATGTCATTAATTAACATCTTTGTTGCATCTTGAATGTCATATGGTACTACTTTGTATCCAGTTTCTAGAAGAAAAATATAATCTGTTCCTTCAGAAAATGCTACTCCAGCACTAACCGTTTGAACATTTCCGCTGTCTTCTGTATCAAATAAAGAGATTGAGTCTGAGTATCCTAATGGTATTCTTGCTGGTTTTCTTTCTGCACGGTTTAAAGCATCTACTGTTTCTACAGGATCCTTTGTAATTGCAGTCTTGTCTTTTGTTATTAAATAGTTATATGTAGTTAATGCTGCTGGATCTTCTGATGAGTCATATACTAGTTCTGCATTTTCGTGTACCGTTAAAATTTTATGTACTTTATCCCATAGCGGAATGTAGTCAGTTCCTTGGCCAACAACTTCTAGGTAGGTTCTCTTATAATAAAAACCATCAACAACGGAATCAATTATCGCTCTTGCAAGATTCTCATACTCTGTATATTCTGTAATTTCTGTTGGTGTTGTTCCAAGTGTTGCTGGATCTACATATGGTCTTACAATGTCTAGATTATCTTCTAGAACAATATCTCCACGAATATCTTGAACTCCAGATACTGTAATGCTTTCGTAAATTGTAACGGGATAAGACTTATCATATTTAAGAAAATTGTCAGTGAGTGTATAGGTTAAAACTTTCTGAGCATTAGAAACACGAATAATCTCAAGTTCTGTCTGTTCTAATAGGTCCTCAATTACAATAATATACTCTGTAGATGCATCTGGAACATTATAAGAAAGAGTTAATGGGTATGGTGGAAGTCTAAGTATTTGCATTATTTACCGTAATAATTCGCTAATTCTTCAGGTGTCGCAATGCGGACCTGCTTACGTGTTAGCCATTTTTCTGATGCTTCTTTGGTTACAATATTATAACCTGGGGTTAGTTGGCCAACCTTTACCCAATGCATACTTTTAGTTGAATGTATTGCAATCTTTTCATTTGTTTTACTTGGCTCAACAACCTCTTTTTTGGGATCTGGAATAAAACTGCCTATTGTTTCCAATATTTGTAGTTTTGTTGTTGCCCCATCTAGGTTGATATTATTCTTTTTGGCATAGGATTTTAACTCAAAAACAGTTTTTGTAACTAATTCCTCAATTGTCATCATCATATCCTCCTAAGTTATTATACCAGAATGTGAAGAAGGGGGGCAGTTGTTACACCGCCCCCCCAATTCAACTATTTATGAGTATTACTCAGAAGTAGAGTTTGCATCTGCATAAGCAACTGCATCTAGTTCTTCCCATTGAATACCAAAGCGGACGAATACTGTGTATTCAATTGTATCCTTCTTTGGCTTGTATTCACGGTTTACAGTAATATCACGCTGGAATCCCCATACACGGTTTGATGGGAATGTCAAGTCGACGAAACCATCTGGGTAGTAAGGAACTTCCATTACATCAATTCCTAATACACGAGTTGTACGTGCATTACCAATTGTCTGTGCGTTTCCATCAAGGTAATCTTGACGGTTTGCAGGTGTACCTGCTGGGCGACCAGCAAATGCTTCTGCGATTGCATCGCCTAGTGTACCGTTATTTGAAACGATACCCTGGAAAGCATCTGTACCAGCGTAGAACTTTAGGTTCGACTTAACTGCACGATACTTACGTGGCATTGCTAGAATGATGTTCTGCATTACTGTTGGTGTCCAAGCATCATTAGCGACAGTAACGACTGACTCATGAGCGTCGTTTACATACTGTCCTCCTGAATATACAGAATCTGTAGTTTGCTTTACGAAACCTTGCATAATTGACAAGAAGTCACCTGTTGAACCGTCACCATTAATGGCAAGGTCTTCAATATCGTTTGCGAATGCATTTGTCATCAAGCGAACTAGATGATCTTCAAGTGCTCCACCTTCAATATTGTCTTCTAGTGATTCTGTAGAAACTTCCCAATCAAGACGAATCTTCTTTGTAGTAAGTTCTACCTTTGTAAATGTTGCACCAGCGTTTGTGTAGTTTGGGCTACCCTGCGCTGCTGCACGAATGACACGCTCTCCAACGTTAACCTTTTCGATTTCCATTGTGTTTGCTCTCATCGTAACTCTACGACCATCCTTGGCGAGTACTGTTGCATCCCACACGTAGTCGATGAAGCGACGAGCCTGTTCTGGTGCAAGAATACCACCTGCTGCCCCAGTTGGGTTTACAGCATTGGCTCCAGTTGTTACACCAAAGTTTGCTGTTGCTGTGTTACCGAGTTGTGATCCAACAGACGCTGCTGCTGAGTCTAGACCTGTAGCACTACCAACGCCACCTGATACGAGTGCACCCTGGGAGTTAATTTCTGCTCCTGAGCCACCTGAACCTGGATAGTTCTTGGCTATATCTTTATCTTGTTCTGACATTATTTCACCTCCTAGTGAATATATTGTTAATTAAATAGGTCGGAATTTTTGAGGAAACGTCCGCCCCATAGGGATTTCTGAACCTTTACAGGCTCAAACTGCACGATCTCGCCTAGATCGCCAGACTTGCGGAAAGCGGTATCTTGCTCTACGGCATCTACTCTCTTTCCAAACTCATTGAACTGACCCTTGACCTGTGTTACTTCTGTAGACACATCGTCAATGGACTTGTTAAGTGCTGCAACCTGCTCATTAAGAGACTTAATGGTTGTAGCGAGATCGCCAAAGGCATTAGTAAGAGAGTTCTTGATTTCAGCAATTGCATCTGCAACTGATTCATCTGACTTTGCTACAGCAAGTTCGGCTTCAACTTCTGGAGCAACGCTCTCTTCTTCTACTACTAGAGCAGAAGGAACTGCACCACCATCGTCTGACTTTTCAACAACAGTATCTGCTGGTGCTTCGTTAACGACTGCAGGAGTTTCTACTTCTGCTGGCTGTGCCTCTGGAGTAATTTCAACATTTTCAACTGCAGCATCTAATACTGCTTCTGTTGCTTCTGTCATTTTATTTACCTCCTTGGTAATCTTAATTGTACTAATGCCTTTAGCACTATCAACTAAGAACTTTATCATGTTTGCTTTTTCGTCATCATTCTTTTCTACGAAACCAATGTTTTCCATGTTCTTACCACTAACTGGGCTTGCTTCTGTTTCTGAGTCAGATACTAATACGATACCGTTTTCGGAATCGTAAAAAACATTTTCAATAACAGTGTCTGCAGATGTTCCAGTTACAACACTCTGGCCGTTTACCTTTTCAACAGAAATAATACTTGCAAATTGATTTGCTGGGCTATCAACTAATGACAATTCATAAAGATCATAATCTTTAATAATACGAATTGACTTGTCTAGGTCTGCATTATATGCATCGTCCCAAACCTTAATATTGCCACCAATAGAAAAACCAGTGTATGTGCCATCTAGGACTTTCTCCCAGGCATTCTGTGCACCCTTTGAAACATAAGCAGAGACATAAACTCCGTTATAAAACTTCTTTGAATTTGGATCAAAATAGCGATCTTCTTTAAATGAGATCATTCTTCCTACTGCTGATGGCTGATGCATTTCTCTTAGGTTACCCTTGAAATTTTTAAATGCCTGAACGCTTGCTTCTGCTGTAACAATATCATCTTGCTTGTCAATATTATCCAAAGATGCAAATCCAGAGACCATACGGCGCTCTACATCTACCTTACCAATAGGCATTGACAGACGTAGGCTATCCTTGTCTGTTGTCCAATTTGCCTTGTTTATTATCATATCAGAATCCATTATACCAAATGTTTTAATAGATTTCTCAATTATTGAGATGATCTACCTTCACCCGCAGGATTGCGTCCAGCAACTGTACTTGGAGAGTCAGAGTTGTTATTTGTTCTTTCTGTATCTCTCGCTCTGTTACCAGAAAGATTTGCGGCGGCATCAGTTGCCTGTCTTGGAGTCATGACAAAAGGTTCATCGCCATCTTTGCGTTGTGGCAAATCAAGAGCCTGACGAGCCTCGTTTGGCATCATAATCTGAGTCTTAACAAGTCTTTCAAGAATCTGTGATTGAGCAATTTCATCTGTAAGAGTTAGTTCATTAAACTTAAGTTCAAGAACATCTGTTTTTTCTTTAATAATCTTATTAACGACCTTCTCTAAATGATGTTGTGCTGGTCTAGCAACCTGCTCTTTAAATGTACGATCTTGGGAGAGTGCTGCCGCCAAACCAGAATCTGAGCCACCAAGTTTAGATATAGGAACCTGGTGAGCAATTAGAATGTCATCACGATTTTGTTTACGATACTCCTTGAAAGATCCTTCTTGAATACCGTTTTCAATTGGCTCCATCTTAAACTCAACCTTGTTCTGGTCTGTATCTCCAGGAAGTGGAATATAAAGAGTTCTGTGAGACTGAGACTTAAGCCCAGTTTGTAAAAATCTAAACATCTTATCTTCTGCATCTCCAGAAAGTTTTGCACCTTTTAGAGTAATGATATATCGTGGGACAGCCTTGTTTTCAAAATAATCAATATTATATCTTGATGCTAGTTGGTCACCAATTAGTGATGGCATCGCAGAAACAATATCTGGAATCCCATAATAAGTATTTAATGGAGAGTATGACTTAAGGTGAATAATTTCATTTGCACGGCTATCTGCTGTTACTGGGTTTGGATTGGTTGCACCAAAGTTTCTAAAGTAAACAACGGCCTGACCAATAATTTGAAGGTATCCATCATTAAGTCTACGAACACGAACAGTTGTTGCTGGTATATGACCAATGTAACCGATGTCTCCCTTAAGTGTTCTACCTACTTCAATAAATCCATTACCTGTTGCTTCAACATCGGTATAAACCTTTTCCATAATTTTTGTAAAAGAGTCATCATCATTTAGATTTTCTAGCCAATCACGAAGTTCAATCTTTGCTCTTTCAATTCTGCTTCTTGCTCTACCAGTTGCGGCTTCATCTTCTGAAGTTTCTAATCTTAGTGAAGTTCTATCTGTAACATCAAACCTATAACCAAGACCTACAATGTTTTCTACCTTTGCATCAATTGCAGCATGGTTTGAAAAGCATGTGTCATAAAAATTTGCTAGTTCGTACATGTTGTATGGTGGTGTAATTACATCAAATAGACCATATCCATTTCTATATACTGTTCCAGGATTAAGAGCCTTTGATCCAGCATCTGCTCCAGATGGAACTGCATTTGCAGAGTCTAGATATGCTGCTGTTGGAGATACCGCTTTGCTAATCTGTCTTACTATACGACGGCGAAAGTTTTGATCTAAGCCAGAGTATTCTTTTAATTCTTCCCAATTTTTATTAAATGGGTCGCTACCCTTAAACTGGCTATCCTCTTGTTCTTGAGTGTTTAGACTTGCTCTAACATACTGGAAGTTATCATCATCAGTCACTTTCGTACGCATCCCTTCCGTGTGTTTTTAATGTTTTCTGTGCATCGGCAATTGCGCCTAAGTCGTTAACATTTGGAATTAAACCTTGTCTCATTCTATCTTTTTGTTCTGAGTATTCTTCTTCAGATACTCTTGTTAGTCCCGCAACAAAGTGGGCTGTGCCTTCTCCGTCGTCACCATTAAATACTGCAGCCTTTTTAAGTTCTGCAATCTTTGAGATGTCACCTTTTTGAGCGGGAATGTTTAATACAGAACCAGTTCCGTCAGTAAACCACTTTCCATCTGACTTCTTGTATACGTATAGACCCCAGTCATAATGCTTGTCAATGACCTTACGTCGTACATTTTCGACAATAGGTTTACCAGTTTTTGGGCTAAATAGAGAATCCATAACCATAAGTATAGCAGACTATACTGGTGTGCCTACCGATACTGACCAACTAGTGTCATTATAGACTCTCATCTTGTCGGCATCAAATACCATGCCTTCTTCGTCATCAATGATAATCTTATTAGTTCCCATGTAATTATTATAAACATCTTGGGAGTTTACGCCATATAGAGGAGAAGATGATACCGATAAGACTCCATCCCAAGTATAGTTATTTAGCCAGTATGACCAATCATAATCTATAGCGCCATCCTGCTTAACCTTGTTCCAGGGTCTAGTAATCTTTGATTGTAACTGCTGAAGATTATTTGCTTGATAATGTGAGATATTATTAAAAATTGCTGGTCCCTTTAAATTTATAGAGCCCAAGAACAGGTCAAAGTTTAAGTCTGTTGTAAAGTTAATTCCTAGAACAGACCACTCTTTAACCGTCAATACTGGTTCACGAACAGATCTTCCATTTATAAAATATGCAATTTCATTAAAGTCAGAGTTATCTTTTTTATTTTTTGCATAAACAACCCCTCTTTTACCAAATTTGTCATTTGCAACAACATAAAACACAATCGTATTATTTTTATGCTCAACCTCAAATAAAACAATTGGGGTTAATGGAAACACTCTTTGTTCATACTTAACCCATGATTGAAAAGCGCTTACTCTGTAGTTATCTGCAACAGACTGATTTACTGGCATAGAGATACCACGATCTTCGTTTAAATCAAAATCTCCACGAACCTGGATTCCAGATGTACGGTTTGTATATAGGTAAGGAGTACTTCCCTTATAAATGCTAAATGGATTCTTTGATTTATAGTCATAGTAAAGTCCCGCTCTCTTGTATGGGAAAAGGTCGGAACCGAATCTTGTTCCAATTGGATTAAACGAGTTATCATTAAGTGATTGAGAAGCAATCTCTAGTTTTTTTAGAACGACTGGTTTTTTAATTATTCCACGAACATTAAAGTCAATGCTATAAACAACTGCCAGTTTATTAAAATCTATATCTTTTCTTGGATAAACTAATGTATTATCAATAATTTCAAACTTTGTACTTTGCCAAGATGGGTAATCGGACACATCAATAACAGAATTCTCTTGTGGAAGAACGGTCTTTGTAAAGTAACTTGACAAAGCATTTGCACCTTCATCTACATACTGGAAAGTTACGTAACTTCTAATTGATTCATTTTCGGTATTGTATTCATAATACTTTAAAGAATTTTCTAAGATATTCCCATAGTTGTGCCATCCAGTAAAGTTTATATCTTGCAGTTGAGCATAGGTTCTTCTAACTGGTGTCTTATAACTATTCATTAAATCTTCATAGGTTATTGTGTCTTGTGCCGTTGACTCTAGCAATGCCTCTGATGCTGGATACCCCAAGTTAAACTGCAAGAAATCTAAATCATAAAAAGAATTTCCAACGTCATTCTGAACATATTGTCCAAAATAAGACAGCGGCAGATAATCTTCCCAATGGCCAGCAATACCAATATCTAAGAATAGTTTATTATATGAAAATGTTGGGAGTAGTGTATAAC